CGAACCTTCGGCGCATATACACCACCGAAGCGGGTTACGGTCATTGAAGAGGCGCAAGTGAAGGCGTTGCCTAGTGGCGACTAAGATAGGTCGTCCGGTGGCAGCTTAATGGCAAGCAAAGAAGAACTGGCGATTGCTCAAGCGATTGCAGACTCCTCACTTATCGGGTATGCCCAGGAATATGTGAAGGTGGACGGCAAGCCGTTCTCTTTCGAAGACCACGCCTATTTGATTGATATGTACGCTGACATTCACCCATACCAAGTGGTTGAAAAGTCGGCACAAATGGGTGCTTCGGTATTGGGGATGATTAAGTCCTTATACGTCTGTGATAAATTAGGGAAAAATGTTTTGTACTATTTCCCGACCGATGAGGACGTGAGAGAATTTAGTAAGTCGCGTGTCGCGCCGATCATCAAAGACAGTCCGTACATCTCAGGACTCGTGGGTTCGAAGGATGTTGACTCCGTAGGCTTGCGTCAGATTGGGCGCGGCTTTCTGTATTTCCGAGGCATGCGTTCGAACATCCGCTTGAAGTCTGTTCCTGGTGACATGCTCGTCTTTGACGAACTCGATGAAGTTACACCCGACCAGAAAGAACTCGCGGAGAAGCGACTACTACACTCCAGCTTGAAGTGGAAGTACATGCTTTCGACGCCAACATTCGATGGCTACGGGATCGACTACGAGTTCGGACTGTCGGACAAACGATATTGGAACCTCGTGTGCAAGAAGTGCGAGACCCATAACATATGCGAGTTCCAATTCCCCGACATCATTAAGCGCGTTAGCGAGACGAAGGCGATCCTCGTCTGCCGCAAATGCGATAGCGAACTCGATAAGTGCTACGGATTCTGGAAGCCCGAAAAGAAGACTGAGCGCGTTCGCGGTTATCACCTCTGCGGACTATATGGCGGTGTCGCCGATCTATCGGAAATGCTCTACAAGTACGAGAGCGGTCGCGGTCGCGAAGAGTTCATGCGGTCAGACCTCGGCATCCCGTGGATTTCGAGCGACATGCGCGTTACGGTTGACATGGTTGAATCGTGCATAGATCGCGATACCGACATGGCGATGATCCAAGGTGAACGCAGCTACATGGGCGTTGACCAACGAGGCTCAGAACTGCATATCGTCATCCGCCAGAACGACAAGATCACTGGCCGACCGCGCGTGTTGTTCGTGGGCAAGGTATCGCAGTTCGGTGAACTCGATCAGTATATGCGCGTCTATGATGTGAATATATGTGTCATCGACGGACTTCCGAATCAGCACTCGGCGCGTGATTTCGCGAAACGGTTCGGTGGTCGTGTCTACTTGTGCTACTATGTTGACACACAAAAAGGATCGTACAAGTGGATTCGGCCGGGCGAGAATACGCAGGACGAGTTCAAGGATTGGGCGGTTAACGTCAATCGGACGGAATCACTCGATGCCATGTACGAAGAGATTACCCGCCGCGATCTGATCCTTCCGCGCATGCCAGATGACACTCGAAAAGAGTTTGTCGAGCAAGTCATCGCGATGGCGAAGGTCATCGAAACAGACGACGACACTGGACTTCAGAAGGCGATCTGGAAGAAGCTGGGCGCTGACCACTACGCCCACGCAAATAGCTACAGTGCCATCGCGATGTCCCAATTCAAGGGCGGTGGCCCAAAAGCCGTGACTATAGGGTCTAGTTTCCAGACTAGGGTCGCGAATTACCGTCGCTTCGACTGAGTTTAGGTATAATAGTCAAGATGGGACGGAGTAGAGCTAGAAAACGGACCCCCGCGCCACAGTCGAAAGCTGTGGCACTTGTCGTTGACCAGACTGGCGTTCCGCAGAAAGTCTCTGAGAGCGCCGTAGAACCGACTCGGGCAATAGTCGTGTCTCAGATGTCGCGCACGTTTTCGCCAACTTCCACCTACGACGCCGACAAAGAGTTTGTTGAGGCACTTGAACCAACTGTCGGAAAGTTCGACTTCTTTTCTGACAAACAGATTGGTCCTGACGGGCGCGAGGTAGATTGGGACATCCAGGCTACGCTCTATGAAGTCGGCACTGATGGTACATACCGACTCCAGAAGTACAACTCGCGCGAGGAACTGCAAAAGCGATTACGCGAAGGTCAGGCTCGCTGGCAAGAACTCGTAGAATCCGGTAAAGCGCCTGATGTCTACGGTGTGACGCTACGCGAAGCTGATAGTGCCCGCGATGCTGCTATTGAGGATGCTGCCGCTCGCCTACAAGAAGGCTTCGACGGCGGTGGTTACGCTGACGACTTCTATGGTGGTGGTAGCGCATATCAAGGTACTGCGATGCCGACCTACGGTTCAGGCCGCGATCCGAACGCAGAGTATATCCCTATGATGTGCGGCCCAGAGTCTAAGCAGTTGTATCAGTACGACATGCTTGACATGCACCGTAAGGCATTTCAGGCTTACAACCACAACCCAGTGGCGCACCAACTCTGCGAACTACAAACCTCGTTCGTTCTCGGACGCGGTATCGACCATACGTCTACGAACGAAGAAGTCGATGAAGTCTGGCGCGAGTTCGTGGATCGCACGGACTTCTACACCGACCTTGAGAACATCGCGACTGATGCGTGGTGGGCGGGTGAACTCATGCTTGAGTTCATCGATAGCGTTCCGAAGCTGGGTAAAGGCTACACCGACTATCGGATGATCGATCCGTCCACAATCTGGGACATTATCACCGATCCTGAAGACATCCAAAAAGTCTTCTACATGCGTCAGCAGTATTCTACGGCGTATCAAATGTATACGAAGGGCAACATCCCTTCGATGCGCTACGTTCTGCGGGATATTCCGGCGAACAACGTCCTGCATATCAAGCTGAATGTCTCGAAGTACGAGAAGCGCGGTCGCAGTGACCTGTTTTCGATTCTTGGGTGGTTGAAGCGCCTCCAAGACCTTATGAACGCGCGCGTGGTCAAAGGCCAACTCGAAGCAGCGTTCGTGTGGGACGTATCGGTCAACAGCGGTAGTGAAGACATCTCGCGTGTCCAGTTAAACCTTCCCGATCCGTACAAACCCGGATCGACGTTCGTCCACAACAAGAATCTCGAACTCAAGCCCGTTGGTTCTGAAATTAAGGCCAACGAATCTACGTCCGACATTTCGGCCCTGGTCAATCTTATTGCGGTCGGTTTTGGCGTACCCAAAGAGTTCATCGGAGATAGTGGTAAGGGTGGTAAGTCCGGTGCACTCACTGCTACTGAACCGGGCGTAAAGCGGTTCGAGCGGCGTCAGCGCCTTATTGAATCGTTCTGCCAAGCAGTGGCGAATCGCGTCATTAACAATGCAATCAAGGGTGGTCGCCTCAAACTGAACGACATCCTTCCTGATGCGCGTTCGGTAACGAAGCTGGCTAAGAGCAATACCGATCTGCCGGATCGTGATGCGCTGCAAGCTGATTTACAGGCCCAACAGGATCAGGCGAATCAAGCCGCTCAGGATCAGCAGAAGCAACAGCAGCAGAACGCCCAAGAACTGCACGACACCACGCTTTCGATGTCTGTCCAAGATCAGCAGCACCGTCACGAGATGGACAAGCAGTCTCTTGGCATGCAGCACAAGCAGGCCATGACGGCATTGAACAAGCCGGGCGCGAAGACGAATATCAATCTCGGCCTCAACGGTGTTGGTGGTGCGCCACCGATGGGTCCGGGAGGGCCAAACGCTGGCCCAGGACAGCCGCAACCCGGTCAGCCGGGCCAACAGCCGCAACCTGGGCAACAACCACCTCAGCAGGGTCAGAATGGCCCGCAACAGGCACCTCCGCCTGGCAAGCAGCGTGAATCTCTTACCGAGTCTGAACTGATCGAGGGTCATCCCGATCAGCTTCGCGATTCCAAAGGCAAGTACGGCGTCGGGGTCGGCAAGCACGACCTAAGCCCGTTCTCTGCCGCGATCCACGACTTCAAGAAGGGTATGACTCCCGAAGAAGTCGCCGCAAAGTATGGGTTCGAGCTACGCGAAGCTATGCTTCGTGCTGGCAATCAGCCGCAGGATCAGGACAACGAAGCAGCCCCCGATCCGAACAACCCGCAGCAGAAGTCAAGCCAGAACCTCAACAAGACGGTCAACGGAAACAACGACGACGATAAACCGCTTAACGGCGACCAGAAGAAGCGGATAAAACTTCTCAAACAGTCTCAGAACTATGCCAAAGAGTTCTTAGAGTTCATCTTCCCGTCTATTGCCCAAGAAGATCGCAGTGCGAAGCTGAAAGACCTCGCGCTCGCTGAGGCTATGCAGTGGATGCCGAAGTCTATGGCCGCGAAGATTGCAGCCAAGGAACTCAACATCACGACGTACAGCTTCGAAGATTCGTGGCAGACGATCCTCGAAGAGTCGCAACTCGGTATGTCCATTGCTCACGTCTACACCCAAGACAACGAGCATGTTCCTCAGACGAGCATCGCGCAAGACGTGCAAGCCGAGATGGCCGCGAAGCAGCCGATTGCTCCTCAGAACCAGATGGTCAACGTGCCGACTCCTCCGGCTGTGGCTGGCGACAAACTCATGCCAGAACAAGCCAAGGGCGGCGCACCTGGAACGGGTGGACAATCCAACCCAAGTGCAGCGCCCGGTAAAGCGCCGAACAGTGGCAGCACGAAAACGAACAAAGCGGCGGGGATGGACCCAATCCATACCGATCCAACCGCTCCGTCCAGTGGCTACAGTTCGGCTGCAAAGAACCCAATGGCGAACGAAGGCAAAGCATCGATCATGCGTAGTAAGCAGTCGTTGCAACGTGCTATTCGCATGAATCTACTCAAGGAAGCCATGCTCCCCGCTATGGACACGATTCAAAAGCTGGCAACGTCGATCACTGAGAACGTGCAAGCTGCTGATGCGTTAATCGGCGATGGAGACGAGTAGCCTCCACGAGGGCGGTCCCGGTTCTGGCTACCACAACCATCCTGGAAACCCAGGGCATGTGGGCGGTTCGATAGGTGGGGAGGATGTCCGCGTAACGCAACCTTGGATTCGCGACTTCATAGACAGTGATCGAGCCAGTCTCGATATGTTGAAGTTCGAATCTAAAGACTTTTCTGGCACACTCTATCACGGCACCAGTTTTGACGTAGCTGATAAGATTCGACAAGGTGGGTTCAAGCCCGCACCTATTGATGACTACGGCGGTGGGCAGTACGGTCCCGGCGTCTATTTCGCTGAAGATCGTGGCGAAGCCGCGCAATACGGCAGTACGGTTCTTCAGGCCGATGTGACTGGTCGATTTGCTTCGCTTACGAACGCCGAGTACACTGCAAACGCGGAAGCCTTACTAAAAGCAGCCAGAGGCCCTGTTACACCCGATACCAACCATAACTGGGGTAAGGTTCTTGAGAACGCGCTGTTCCAGGCTCGCGGTTTCGATGGCCTTATGATTAGGTTTCCGTTTGGAGGTCAATACGTCGTAGACGTTCATCCTTCTTCGACGGTTCATCATATCGAGTCTCAAGCTGATGGCAGTAAGACGCTCTACATCCTGTTTAAGATGCCCAAGTCCATGCACGAAAGCGAGATGTCACTCGATCCGAATCTTCGAGAAGCGTGGCGTCTAATCGAGGCGGCTGAAAAGGCGGAAACTCTCCGAGCGGAGACTACCAAGAACCTTTCGGCAGTCTTGAAGCGCGTTCACTCGAAGCACATCTTCACGATTGAGGCGATGATTGGCCGCTACCAGAGCGATCTTGAGAAAGCGGCTCGTGCTGATAAGAAGCCCGTTGCTCGCATCGCGCAACTCAAGGACTTGGCGCAACTCTACGTTCCGCAAGCTGTGGCGGCTGGCTATCAGCGCGGTCTTAGCGATCTGAAAACCAACGGGTGGTTGGGGTTTTATACTCCCGTCACTCCCGCTAATGCCCCTCAGTCTGTCATCCAATCTATACTGACCGAAAACGAGAAGTATCTCACCACGTCGCTGCTGCCAGACCTGCAAGCGGGCCTGT